CACCAGTATCTTATTCCCATTCTCGTCTAAGCGTGGAGTTCCTTCACTGTCTAGCTCCTCCTCAACAACGGACTCCATTGCGGGATCACGGAAGACTGCATCAAGGATGCGAGCGCGGGACTTCTTAAACCCAAGGGTGGAAGTCTGGAAGATTGAACTGGAATATAGTGGGCCGCTGTAGTATGACGTGCGGGGGCCTTCAGGACTGAACGACCCAGCGCGTTCCTTAGCACTGTACCGATCCTCTGGCTTGACATACATCCCCTTGATAGGGAACAAGCGGCGAACGTCGTACAGGTCCATGACCGTCTCTTTAATGACCATGTTCCATTTGATGTCGTTCACGGCATCGGGGTCAGGCAGGACGGTACGAGGATCGCGGTGTTCAACTACAACATCCCCCATCCCGTTCGCCGCAGCCGAATCCCACTGGACATCAATGAAGCCAGTCCCAACAATGAGGGACCACATGCAGGCGTACAGTAACTCAAGGTCTACAAAGTTCCGTGCCCACACTGCGCGGAATGCACGCTCCGCTTTCGCATCTCGACCTTGTGTATTTTTATTGCGGGATACATAAATACGAAGCTGCGACTCGCTTAAGTCGCTCGCTTCAGACAGAATGAGCGTGCGAAGCTCGTTTGCGACAATAGGCGGGCGGTACGAGGGCATGGTTTTTGGCCAGTGCTTCCCGTAGAAGATATTCAGGGCGCTGTCAAATTTAGAAAACTCCGCCTCGTCTTCTCGGACTCGCTCAGATTCGTTCGCGGCGCTCTCCAACCAGCCCCACATCTCGACTTCTTGGGGGGTGGGTGTATACAAACCCGCAGGTGTGGTGGACTCATCCTTTAGAGTCAGCGTAGACTTAGCAGCCTCGATGTCTTCCATACATTATCCTTGGTATTGATTAGTTAAGTACCACTGCACAGCTTCAAGAAGTGAATGCTCACCGAATTCTTGATAGGTCATGTCGTCTTCTGTGAACGACGCGGCAATGGCTCTGATTGTGTCTGCCACAGTCTCACCTCGGCCAGCGGCCATCGTTACCAGCAACTCTCGATCTCCTTTACTTAAGTAGCCGAGAGACAACGACTTGAAGGCATCAGGATCGCCTTCGAGGATCGCTTGGAGAGGGAGAACCCAGGCCGTGTTGTTTAGACCAGTCAAGCCAATGCGCTCTGCAAACATAAAATACATCGGCTGGTCGGTCAAGGTTTCGGGGCTTTCCGGTCCCGTGGCCTCCGTAACAGACGTGCCTGAAATGGGGGATGTTGGACTGGATGAGCCCGAAGGTGGTGCAGCCAGGCCAGGCGCACTTCCAGTTAGTTTCTCGATCAGGGACTTGAGTTTCCATTTTGCCATTACCCTCCTCCTACTCTTGGTCTTGCTCTCGAATAAGTTCTAAGGAAGCCTTAAGTTTCTCCATGAGTTCTTCTTGAGAGTCCATCGTGGCGGTGTCGGAATCATCCATATGCGTCTGATGCAACTCGACCGCTGCCTCTAGTGTCTCTTCAAGTGACTCAAGCATTTCACTGATGGATGACATAGTATCTCCTACTGTCGTGGTACATAACGGTCGAGTGTTTGATCGCTGAGCGCACGGAGCGACTCACACCGTGGACATATAAACATCCAGTGGCCAGGTCGCCAAAGTGGGTGTCGCTCGTTCAACAACTTCATTTCTAACCCACACGGACGCTCGGGCTTTCCTCCCATTTCGTCTGGGGCGGTACAGCGAGGCGCTTTATACTTTCTCATACTTTCCCTCCAACCAGATGCGACACTCGGCGTTTCGACGATTCACTAAGCCAGGAATCTTCACGCCGTTGTCAAAAACCCATCGGAGCAGCTGCCGAGGAACTTCGTTATACATACCTGCGTTAAGGAATTGGCGAAGAGTAGATATGCGTAAGGCATCTTCACCGACATTGTACGTGAAGGACACTAGCGCGTCGAACTGTTCATTCGTAAGCGGGACTGTCACTAACCGACCCACAGCATCTTCGGCTGTTTCACAATCCTCCGCGAGTAACTTCTCCGCTTCTTCTTCAGTGAGTGGCGGTGTGTCAGGCCCAACGCCTTGGGTGTTCCCGTACCCGTTCGTCCACACACCACCAGTATCCTGATATGGAGTCGCACTGAAGGACTCCCAGGACTTAATAAATGCAAGGCCTGCTGGAGTGAGACACCGATTTAGTGTTCCCTCCGTTGTGTCCATTATTTGTTGCTACCGTTCTTACTGGCTGCCCAGTGCATAATACCCTTCTCGACACCGCGAGTCGCAGTGAAGAGGCCACCAATGAGACCGAATGCGTAGAACGCCCGTTGTGCAGCCGCTTCGAGGTACTCAGGGCTTGCGCCGGTCAGGTACATAGCGAAGCCTTCAATCGCAATCCATGCCACAAACGTCGCGCACATCAACAGAGGGCGGACGCGGCGAACGAACGGATCACCAGACTGCAAAGCGGCGATCTGAATGTCGCGCTGAGCTTTGTCGAATTCGGCCTGTGCTTGCACCAGCATGGTAATCACCGGCGCAGCAACCGTCATCATTTCGTGCTTGAACTTGAGTCGCTCTTCGTCGGTGGTGGAAACTTTATCTATTCCATTAAATACAGAATCGAGGAGCGAACCAATGAAAGGAATTGCAGCTAAGAAACCCATTAGGATTCTCCATATTCATATAACTTTGAAGCAAGAAGAAGGAAGAACAACGAAGGAGCGCCGATGACCCAGCCAAGTCCCCTAGCAAGCGCCTTCATCATACTATAACTCCAACCAATTCTTCGTCGCAGTCCCAGCTTGCTCACGCAACACATCACCGACTCGCTTCTTTGCCCGCGCACTTGGGTCAAGCTGCTCGACGATCTTAATGCCTTCAGGCAATTCATCATCACTGACAACGGCGATGGCCTTGCGCGGCTCGAAGTAATTCTCTTCGCGGGAGCGAAGGGCGACAAGGAAGGCAATCACTCTGTCGTCCCTGCCGTGTTCGGCTTCATACTTTCCACTGTCTGTCCGAGTGAAGTCCGCGAGTTCATCAAGTAACTTTTGTTCATGGATGGTACACAAGTTCTCGTTCAGGGCACGGCGGCCCGCTTCAATAAGCAGTGGGCGACTGAAGACGTTCGTTTCCCACCCATACAGGCGCGAGCGATATAAGCGAATCTTATCAGGGCGGCCACGCCACATATGTAAGTTCGGATAGTTGTGAACGCGAATCAACGGGTCCTGCACCGCGTGGCCGGTGTTATTCACTTCGACGGCAACAACCGCCTTGTTGTACCACAACCCAACAGCATTGAGTGCGATGGCAAAATCCCACGGGGCAATCGTACCGTACACACAAGCGACCTGTTCGAGTGTCTCAATATCAATGACTTCTGCACACGCGGCGTTTCCGCCAATCACTCCCGCCGCTGTGTCAGCACCAATGACATACCGGCGGCCTTCTTTTGGCTTTGCCCAGACGCGCACCTCACCTTTTAGGTCGTCGGTGAACTTCCAGGTGTCGTCCTGCGGGCACTTGTACATCCGACCTCGCCATTGTGGGGGGCGAATGTTTGTTCGCTGACGAATGAGTGCGAGAGGGTCGAATGCTGGAAGCCCGCGAGAAATGAAGGCCTCTTCGGGAGATGCGGGGTATTCCTGGTGGAACACCTCCAGCGACCCTTGGCACTTCGTCTTGATAGCGAACCGTCGCCAGGCAAGTTGCTCTGGCGTTAGCCCATGCGTCTTCGCAATCAGCTTCTCTTCTTCATCCCATTCAGCTTCCGGCAGTCCTGGGGACCGCCGATACTTTGACATAATAAACCACGGGATGAAGATAGGGATAAGGTCTGACTCTCCACTAATGGCCCGCTGCCATTCTTCGTAGAATAACTGGCCGTCACCAACCTTTCCGTTCGCTGTGGATTCAAGAATCCACATCGTATCGTTTAGGTCCGGCATGACTTGGAACAGGCCAGTGAGAATTTCTGGTTGCTTCCAGAATGCTACTTCACTCGCATGAATGCAAGTCTGGGTCGTGCCTCTCCCCTTCGCGGACACGCCAGCCGAAATGACCCGAAAGCGCGACGTGCCGGTTTTGAAGGGGAACTCCAGCACTTTCACGCGGGGTGGGACAAGCTTCGGGAGTGGCAGGTAGTCGTAAAACAGCTTCGCCATGTTGAACAAGGCGTGGGAGGAATCGAGGTCTTGGGCCAACACCAACGAT